CCAGTTTTGTTAAGACCGAATATCCGACATTGTTGTTTTCTACAACCAACATACACTCGCCATAAGAATTTCCAGCATCATAAAGCATTTGAGCGAAAAAATCCAACTCAGGTTTCCCTTGGTATTCCGCAACCTGCCTCATGTTCGTAACATCAATGACGTGAAACACGGAATAATCTTTACCATCGCCACGGGCAACATCGGCAGTCAACAAATAGGAGTTCTCTGGATTGAACTTTTCCCAGATATAAAAATTTCTATCAAATCCGGTCTTGTACTCTGGTGTTTCTATCTGGTTTAAGAGTTTTTCAATATCTGCCGGATGAATCACTGTCTCGCCTGACATATTAAAATTACACTCAAGTTCTTGGGCTATCTCTCTGCGAGACATGTTTCTTGTCTCTTTTTCAAACCAAACCTGATCCCTGTCAGGGTGTACATCCCAAGGCAGCTTCGTCGGAAAAAAGTCGTTAGACTCATCCTCTGCGCCGATGTATGTTTTGTGAAACCAGTTCCCGACACCATTTGGTGTTGACAGTGCAATACAATTACCACCCGTGGACAGCGTAGGGTATAAGCCCATCCACAATTCCTCTAACCCGTCAATGTGTGCTGCCTCATCAAGAACGAGCAGGGACAAAGCTTCGGAACGACCGGCATCGCCTGAAGTTGATGACGCCTTGATCTGTGAACCGTTGGAAAGCTCAAAAGAAGTTCTGTTATCTACAGAGATTGTTGCAATACTCAGCCACTTTGGAATGTGGCGCATAATATTTTTAACTTTCTTAACAAGGTTTGAGGCTGTACCAAATTTGGTAGCCATTACAAGAACATTTTTATCCCTATGAAACATCATAAGCCAGACAACATACCCCGCAGTGATTGTGGAGATGCCAAGCTGTCTGGCTTTTAATATTACATTGAATCTGTGGTTCTCAAAGGACTTAATGAGAACATCCTGAAAATCATATGTTTTAAATGATATTAACCCATGCTGTGGGTGAGAAATTTTAGCGTAATTATTAAGGAAGTAAACCGGATCTTTGCCGCACCGAACTATTTCTTTTACTATTTCTTCCTTGGATAGTTGATATGACATTCATCTCACTCTGCTCTTTTTAATGGCTCACTGAGCCGACTGCATATTCTACACCGCCCGGACCTTGTACAATTGCCTCGCCGCCGTCAAGCTCAACATTGCTTGTTGACGCAATCATAAAATTTCCTTCACCCGCCGTACTGACCGTAATGTAGCGATAAGATCTCTCAACCTGCAAACCCTCTGATTCAAGCGCAGTCGCAATATCTTGAAGACCCTTACCAGAGTCAACTACTCCCTGTGCAATCCTAGCAATTTCTTCTTGCGGTCCTTCCATTCTTCCGACTGTCTGGTCTTTAGGGATACTTTCACCCTCTTTTGACCATTGGCTGATCTGGTTCGTGAGCGCATTTTCGTTCACAATGTTTCCGTGAATGTCCCAAACTTCTGGTCCAAATTGCGCTTTCTGGCGAACGTCTTTTTCTAAAATCTTCCAAATCTGGAGCAAAGCTTTGTCTGAAACAATATAGTCTTTGTCCGACAAAATTTGCATAACACCTGCTCGTGACTCACGGGGTGGATCTTCTTCATCCTCTCCGTCGCCAAACCCTGCGCCATAACCCTCCTCAAAGGGTATTCTCTGGTATTCTTCCAATATAATTTTTTTTAATTCAGACTTCGTAATTCTCATTTCTTTTTACCCTCATGGTATGGCTCTGGTGAGTCATGCCACTCACCCATATCATTAGCAACCTTCTTTAACGCTGCTACGATAGCTGGACGCTCGGCTCTAACAGAACGAAAGTCTGAATCTCCTGACCACTGGGTGTCGATCCACTTTTGAATTCTTTCAGCCCATACTGGCACCAACTCTGCCAATTCAAATTCCTGATTGGCTCGACCAATAGTATCGTCATCAACCTCAGTCTCGTTGCCAAAACCTTGAGCCTCTTGAAAGTTTTGAACTTCCTCTTTAATAATCTCTTTTAATCTTCCTCTAGTGATTCTCATTTTAAGTTACCCTCCGGTGCTGACTTGTCAGCGGCAGTGCGAGAATCGGCTTGGTTCTTTTTAGAACCTGAGCCAACGTCTTCACCATCTCGGAGCCAATCTTTAAAAGTCTTCTCTAAGCTGTCCTTACTCTCGCCATGAACTGGATCTACAGCCCCGGCGTAACTCTCAACCTTAAACTTCTGAGAAGCAGTCACCCAAGAACGCACACGGCTCATCGACTGAACATGAATATCTGTTTCCCCGTCTTGCTTTAGCGTCAAAGCTTCTCCAACGGCAGAACGATACTGCTTCTTAATGTGCTTTACAATGTCTGATAGGGTAGCCTCAACATCATTCTCAAAACCTTTCCCATAAACCTCTTTCATGGTGGTTTCGCTATTATAATAAAGACAAAGCATGTCTCCATTCAACCTTACGGAAAACCCATCCACAACACGCTTATCTGTGATTGGAATTTCTTCCTCCCGGCGTAATCCAATCAAAACCGGATCGCCGTTCTCATCCAATGCGCCGTCGTGAATATTTGATACCGCCTGAGAAATTCCCCTAACAATTTCTAATACACTCGCCATATTATTAACCCTCTTTACATGCAGATCGTGGTCGATCTTTTAATTCTTGTACTGCGGAGCGAACTTCACCGAGCTTTGCCCGAACGTCTTGACACGTCTTTCGAACACGGACGCCAGCAGACTTATTGCACTTGTGCTGACACTTATCAGCATCACGTCGTGCAGCCTCTAGCATAGAAATTGCTTCTTCCAGTAATGTACATAAATCATTTTGACAACTCATAACTTACCTCTCCTGATATTAATTAGTTCCTTTTATTCTTTTGCTTCTGATTCTCTAAAATTTGCGAATGAATGGCTTTAAGCAGCTTTTCTGCCAAGGCAACCTTTTCCATATAATCCATAGCCTTCTTAAGATTGCCATCCTTCGTCGCAGCCATAATATTGTCCCACTTCTCCGAGGTCGCATCGATCAAATCAAGAACAGCAGCCTTCACTTTTGGCTCGTCGGCGGTTTCACCGGGGTCGGAATCGGAGGCTCCAGATGCTTCTTTCTCAGCCGCCCGTTCAACGGCGTCGGCTGCGTCTGCCATGTCATCCATTTTGTCAGCCGCTTCTTCTGAACCTGCGGCATCGGCAGCGTCGGCAGTGGCTTGCATTATATCGCCCAGATCAGAAACAGCATCGGCTTGTGTGGCAGGATCTTCACCTTTAAATTCCTCTGGCTTGTCAAGATCATCAAGTTTATCTTCAATCTTCTGACCCATTGCCGATGGGATAAGATCTTTGTTAACCATATCATCAAGCATCTTTGCATAATTGGTCATCATCATTTTATAATAATCAAACATCCCCTTTCCAGCATTTTTCAAGTGTTTGAGGAAATTCTCATCTAGACGACCAGCCTCGTGTTCTTCATGCAAAAACAGCAGCAACTCCTCATCAAAAATTTTCTTCACTTCTTCTTTCGAAATATTAATCTCTTTCAGTTTCATTATCACGTCCCTCGATATTCTTTATATAGCACCTAAAACAACATTCAAATCTGTTCATGTATAGGTCATCCCGCTTATCAAATGAATAAGTTTTGCAAGAAAGACAAGTTCTGTCCTTCTTTTCCCTATTAAGTAGTTTCTTTCTTACAAAAAAGCCATTAAACTCCACTTTCTCTAAATCAGAAGAAAGTTTTTCTAGTCGCTCAGAAATTGTCTTTAATTGAACCAAATATTCAGCCTCTTTGTCGTCATCCCACGAACTTTTTGGATCAGTGATGGTAGCATCACCATATTTATCAGCAATTGCTTTCTCAAGAGCAGCAATTTTATCATAATCTTTCGAAGACATTATTCCAGCCCCGGCTGTAAAGCATATACCAAACCAACCGTAAGTGCTGTGCCAGCAGCAAAAGATAACACAACCCACAGTGGTGTCAAATCTTGTTTTCTACTCTGTTGGAGGTCGATTAGGAGATTGTTCGTTCTAGAAAGCTCGCCCTCAAGAAATTCATTTTGCATAGTCAGCGTGTCAATCCTAAATTGGTGTGTTGTCTCCATTAACCTAAGTCTCTCTGTCAGGTGTAGCTCATATCTTGCTTGCATAAATTCATATTCCGTAACAATTCTTGCAAATGTATCTGGTGCCAACAAATAAACATCGGAACTCGCCGTCAGTCGTTCGCCAGTACGAAGAATGGAATAAGAAAACTCCGGTAGTGTTAAGTTTAAACTATTAACAGTGACCG